TTTTTGCTTCGTTGAAACTGAGATTCTCTCGGAGGTATAACATAGTCTAGTATGTTCTCTTATTTCTTAATTGGGCGCAAAACACTTTGTGTGTTCTTTTCGCCGTCTTTGCTGTTAGCACCAGTGCCTGCACCTACGTTTGCGCCTGGAGCCGCACCTTTCTTCTCTGCACCGTGTCCAGGTTCTTTCTTAGTGAACGCTGTCTTACCTGCATTTGAGTCTTTACGGTTGTGGATCTTGCCTAGGCCGCTTGTCAAGTCACCTGCTTTAGGACTTGCTAAACCACCTTGTGTGCCACCGCTAGTTGTTGAAAAGTTTTGTGCAATATTAGCAGTTGTACCGCCCATATTGTTTTTCATGTTATCAATTAATGATTTTGTGTTAGTACCATTATCGCCACCTTTTGGAGCGGCAACTTTGTTAACGTATTCCATTAAACCTTCTAACTCATCCATTTCACCATCTGCTTCTGGAGCACCCATTTCTTCTTCGTCACCCATGCCTGGTAAGCTGTCTAAAGCACCACCGTGGATGTCTGGATTTAGTTCTTCTTCGTGTTCTTCGCCTTGCAATAGTTGTTCAAACTCTGCTTTTAGGTCTTCTAATGCATCTTCTAGATCCATAACGCGATCTTCGATTGCTCCGTCACCGGCTGCATCATCTTCTTCAGCGCCAAACGGATCTTCTTCAGATTCTTCACCGTCATCTTCTGCATCATCTTCTGCATCGTCGGCTGGTTCTTCTTCGCCGTCGTCTTCAGTGTCGTCTTCAGCATCGTCTGCTGGTTCTTCTTCGTCATCGCTAGCGTATGGATTGCCGCTGTCTTTAGCTTTAGGAACAGCTGAGTCTTCTTCAGCTTCACCTAAGTTGAAGTCTTCTGATAGAAGTTCTTCATAGATATCGCGTGATTTTGCTACTACGATGTTGTGGAAAATTTCTTTTGCTTTGTCTTGATCTTCGTTAATCAAAGCCTCAAGCATTGCTTCAAATTGAGCGCGGTCAGTCATGTTTATTTCTCCTGTGAATTGTATTGATACAAGGCTGTAATATATTTACACCTTTATTGAAAAAGTGAGCAGATATTGGTGAAAAACTGTCGATCTTGAAGTTTTTCAATTATTGTGGCGGAGCAACTGGCGTTGCATACATTGAATGTATAAATTCTAGTTCTTTTTCCTGCTCTAGTATATGTGCTTCGCTACTTTTACGTAGCTCATTAATTTGTCTTAGAGTTAATCTAGTCTTACGTGTGTCATCCCTATGCAACATCGTAGAGTCGCGGGCTGGCTCATAGCGTAAATCGTTAGCTACATGCCGTGTATCGGGATCAATATAAAACAGTTCTCTGAGAATCATACAGGTATTTATACAATAGGACCCGGTGCGCCGCCCATTGGACCTGGAGGTGCATTGGCCCCCATTTGAGTTTCTTGTCCCGGTTCTTCTTGCATATCCTCAGGCGGTTCCATGTCAGCTGACATGCCAAGGTCGCCTTCAATTCCGCTTGCACTTAATCCTGCTGAGCGTAGTTCGCCAGCGGCATCTGTATCTGTTGGTTGTCCTTTACCGTTTTCTTCGGCCCAGTGACGTTCGTTTTCTGCTACTTCTTCGTCGGTTAAGCCTAAGAAACGTTTGAGAGCAAAGCGTTTGCTCATAAAAGGCACTGCTTGGATTGTGTTAAATGTGTTAATACGCTCTGCATCAATGCTAGCTTGACGTGAACTGGCAAAGTTCATCGGAGGATTAAAGTTTAATTCAAATAGACTTGGATCAATGTTCATACCTTTGGCATGCATAAACATCTTAAATTCTTCGTCAAACACTGCTGTTAATAGACTTTGTAGGCGTTCACAGTACTTGTTAAAACGTAATTCTTGTATGTAGGCTGTACCAACACGCCCATCATTGAATTGATTCTGACTATCCTCAGCACCTGTAGGCAAATAACTACTAGGAATACGCAGTCCGCGGAATAATTTATTAGTAAAATATTTTAAATCGTCAATTTCACCAATGTTCTTACCACCTTCAAGCATAGTAACGTCCGAGCCTTTACCATCTGCTGTCTTAGGGAAGAAGTAATCTTCGTTAATTGACAGTGGGTTATACGCACTGTCAATAACATTTTGTCCACCGCCGCTTTGGCTAGGAATACGTCTTTGATGAATTTCGTTTTTAACACGTTCTACGAATGCCATTGCCAAGTGACTTGGCATATTACCTACGTCAATATGGAATACTCTGCGCTCTGGAGCACGTTGTATACGATAGATAAGGATAGCATCTTCTAATAATTCTTTTTGTTTGTAAACTTTGAATACATTTTCTAACAAACTGTTACCAAATGGATAGTTTTGATCTAGTCCTTCTGATAAACTTAAATGTACAATGTGTTCTGCGTTAATAGCATTTTCTTTTTGGTTTAATCCAAAGCGGGTTCCGCCACTTGCAGTGCCGCCTGTGCCGCCACGTTGACTATTGCTTGACCCCATGTATCCAGGTAGTGCTCCACCGCCTGAGTTGCGTGGATTAATGTTAGGTGTGATCTGTGTAGCAACTAGATTTTCAAAATTAGGTGCTAGATCTTTAACTACATACTGCTCTGGCTTTTTGCCTTCGCTTTCGTTAACGATAACTTTGATAATCTGTCCTGAATCAATGAAACTCCATTTTTGATTTTCAGGATCGCGTATGAAAAATGCATCACCGTACTTGAATACATTGCGTACAATACGGAAAATACGGGTATCAAACTTTTGTAGCTTGTTCCACTGTGCTAGATATTCACCTAGGATCTTAATTTCAGCGTTAGTAGCCTTGTTGCGCCATTTAACTGAGAATGGACTCTTGCCGTCTTTTAATTTTTGTGTGCAAAATTCTGCTAGGATGTCTAGTGCGGCATTGACTTCTGGATCGCTATCCATAACTTCATATTGATTATAACGTTCAATGCGGTTTGGACTACCGGTATATACATCAGGCAGATAACTGCTATAGTTAGTTCTTGCAGGACCTGGACGAGTACTATTATTCAGTCCGCTGACAGGACCTAGCATTTCGCCATTTACTGGTACTGGTGTAAAATATTTCTTCCAACTCATATGTTATCCTTATTAATCAAGTCGATTTCCGGATAAACCGCGAGTTGCACTCAATTGTTTATCATTAATATTGACTGATTCAGATGTTAATCTCAGTAATTCACCCATACTAGTATTTAACGTCTCTAGCTGTCCTCTGACATCAGTTATGGTTGCTTCACCACCACCGCCCATACCGCCAAACTCTGGTATCTGTACACTTTGCATTGCAGACTGCATTGCCGGTACTGCCGCTGATAATGTAGCTTTAACATTACCTAGCATGCCTTGAAGTTGTGGGCCGAGTTGACTTTGCATGTTTGCCATGATTGGCATAAACTGACTCGACATATCTTTCATAAACTCGCCAATCTTACCTTCAGGTACTACAGCTTCTTTTCCGTGTAGCATGCTTAATGCACCAGATCCAAAGTCGGCACCAAACCAAGATCCAAATGTGTCTTTGGATCCACCTGCTTGTGAGGGCATTTCTAAACCACCTTGTGTTCTTCCTGCCGTTGCCGCGGCTGCTCGTTGCTTGGCTTCCTCTTCAGAATATCCCATACGAAGTTTTTCGGTGATGTTATACTCCATTAATGATTTTTCAGTTTTTTTACTGCCCAACCAATCATTTAACGCTTTAAATCCTCCGGTAGAAGCACCTACTTCTTTGTTTAGTTTATCAAAAGTTTCCATAGCGATAATACCGCCAACTTTTCTACCTAGCTCGTCAATCTGATTAATAGCTTGCGCAACACGAACATCGTCTGGACGACTGCCCGGTGTGGTTGTTATGGCTGCTAGTTTAGCTTTTTCTTCTTCTGTTGTTTTTCTAATTACTGCTTGGTATTGTTCAGCGGTAGCAGTTAACGGATCTACACCGTCTCTACGCAGTGCCGCGGCATAGACCTGCATGGCACCTGAAGTCTGTTGCATCGATCGTTGGAAATCTTCATTGAATCTAACTAAATTACCGTTAGCATTATTTGCCTGTTGTGCTAATACTGCCGCTTTAGCTTCTTCGGCTAGTCTAGCCTGTACTTCCGGAGTCGCAACTCCTAGACTCTCAGAATACCTACGTACTGCCATCTGTGCAGGACCTAAGGTATTATAAAATTCTTCCACCTCGTCTGATGCTATGCCTCGTTGATTTAAATCTGTAACTAGAGTATTCATCTGATCACCAAAACCTGACATCTCATTTACTGATCTAGTAAGAGCTTCATCTAGCTTTGGATTCATTAATCTGGCAGCAAGTACATCTCCGCGATTTAATTGTTTTTCCATTTCCTGTGCTTGCTTTTCTGCAGAGGTTCCAGTAATTTTTGCTGCCAAGTACATGTTTGCTGCCAGGTCACCGGTTGATTTACTTAAAGCTTCTGCAGAAGCTGTTTGTCCTCGGTATGACAGTGATGAAACCCTCAGCGCAGTGTTTACTATTTCTGCACTGCCTGTGACTTCTTTTAATGCTTGTCCAGTATCAGAATCGTTTATCATCTGCCCCGCTTCTAGAAATACCTTAGCACCTTTATCCATACTGCCACCCAAGGCAGCAAGATTTGCCGGAGTCTTAGCAAGTAGGTTATTAAAGTTTTCAAACCCGTACTGCGATCTTGTGACTAGTTTATCATATTCACCAAGATTTTGATTAAAATTAACACCATATTTGGTGGATTCTTTCATAGCGTCATTAACTCTAATCACATCAAGGCTAATGGTTGAAAAAATATTTCCTAAAGATGCACCTGCTTCACCTGCTAACCCCATAGCCTTGCTAAACACAGTTATTGCATCAGCAGTCGTAGCTGTACCAGTGTGCAGTTTTGCAAATGCCGCGACTACAAGATCTGCACCTTTTGCTATTCCGTTAACTATAGTAATACCTGAATCTGTTAGAGATTTAGGTTTTAAGACGTTGATTAAACTGGTAAGATTACTGTTTGTTTGCGCTAGTTGATCTTCTAATGCTGACATTTAATTTCCTGTGAAAAAGTACGTATATAAATACATTATCATATATTTATCCGGAGCATAATATGGCTATAAATCCGCTACAGCAACATTTTAGACAACCAAAAATTTACGTTGGATTGCCTAGCAAAGGGCTATACAACGCACCTGGTTCTATCCAAGGTGACGCAGAACGAATGCCAGTATACGGTATGACTGGCATGGATGAGATTATTATGAAAACACCCGATGCCTTACTCAACGGAGAAGCAACTGTAAGGATTATAGAAAGCTGTTGTCCTGTAATCAAGGACGCTTGGGCTATAACAGCACTTGATCTCGATCTTGTTTTAACTGCTATAAAAATTGCCACTTATGGAAACAAACTAGAAGTTGAACATAAGTGTCCAAAATGCAGTTCTGAAAATCGCTATGAGTTAGATCTAGGTAAATTTGTTGATTACTATAGTCGTTATACCTACGATAATAAAATCACCATTGACGATCTTGTTATTAAATTACGACCGCTATCTTATAGAATTATTACAGATCTAGGTCTACGTAATTTTACAATCCAACAACAGTTAAGACAAGCCCAAGCAATGCTTGATGTTGATGAGCGCAAAATTGAAAATCTTAAACTAGTAGAGTCTATGTCTGCACTGCAAAATGATATATTTTCTGCAAGTGTTGATTCTATCGAAGTTGACGGCACAGTAGTCACTGAAAAAGAATTTATTGTTGAATGGTTAAATAATTGCGAAAAAAATGTATTTGATATGTTGCAGGCAAAAATCAATGAAGTCCGAGATAGCTTAAAAACACCTCCGCAAGAAGTTATTTGTGATGGGTGTCAAGCTAAAAATATGTTGTCAGTTGATCTAGATCCCGCAAGTTTTTTCGTTACAGCCTAACTAATCTATTACCGCAAGAGATTGAAGAACGTTTAGTTAGGCTTGACAATCAAGTTAAGGCATTTAAAGAAGAATTATTTAGAATAACTTGGTATATGCGCGGTGGTGTTACTGTTAGCGATCTATTAGATCGCTACGGTCATGAAGAACGCGAAGCTATTAATGAAATTATAAAAGAAAATATTGAAGCAAGTAAAAAAGCACAAATGCCTTTACTTTAATACTTGCTAGGTGCTAGATTAAGTTTGGTATTCCATGGTCGGTCTTTAGTAGGAGCATCTACTACACCTGCTCTTGGCCCGGGATCACCAAATTTTGGTGGCGGTCCAATTGGAGTATCCTGATACGGCACATCCGGGGTATCTGGTTTTTCTTTACCTGGAGGTAATTGTCCGTGCGTTACAATATATTTTAGATCACTTATTATTTCACCAGATTTAATATATTTAAATGCATCTAACATGCTGCCACCAACAGCCTCAACTATAATATCATGGATGACTACAAACGCAATCGCCTGATTCCATTTAGGATCATTAGCCACCTTCTGAAAAAATTCGTATCGTACAACATTAGTCATACCGCCAATAGCATCATCAACAAATTTAAACGGCCCTGTAAAGAAGCTGCCTAGCTTATTGCCAAACCCTTTGATCACCACAGCACCAATGCCGTTGGTAATTAACTTAGCTGACAGTTGAGTAAGTTCCTGAGCAACATTACCTTCATACTCTTTTTCGCTTATTTTTTTAGCTGTGAGCTTTTCATTTTCTGTAGCAATGGCCCTAACGCAATTTCTGATCGGATCATATATTGCAGGCACTGTGCTGAATAAAGTTGTTGCCCAACTTAGATTTGCAACAATATCATTGTAGTGCAGACCCAGTCTAAAGCCCGCTACAGTAGTCGATCCAACTGCTCGTTCAAGAGCCGCATTCCAAATTCCTCGTATTTCCGATGCTGAAAAATTGCCATTGGCAATCATTTGTCGTATACGTGGAGTAGCTACATCGGCAAGACTTGATATAGACATACCGCTATTTTTAAGCACTTGAATCTCTGCGGCAATCTCTTTAACTAAAAGTTTAGCCGCATCTGTCCTAATGTCTTCAAAGATTATTTCGTGGATTTTCATTGTAATTCTATTTATCGAGATGAACTACGTTCATCTGTGTTTTTCGCTAGAGCTCAAACACAGCTATTTCTTTTAATGATTAAGTAATCAAGTGCGAAGCACTTAGATATTATCTAGATTGTTCAGTCACACTTTGCCCTGGCCGGGCAAAGCGATTGACATTATCTGAGTTGAACATGTCACACTAGCGTTACACTATTACAGAGGCGGTCGTCCGGTACCTCGAAGTGCGTCTTTATACGACGGCAGTCTGTGGGCATACGCTAACACGCACACAAACGTAGGGTTTTTCTCCCTTCTTTTAGCCTGGTCAAATCTCTATTCTTACAGTTCAAACGGGTTAAAGGCTTATCCCATCATCATCCTTGCGGGTAGTGAAACTGCTACTCTACGCCAATTAGAGTTCCTTGCCGTCACACATCAGAACGGATTCAGGGCACAATACTATCGCCTGTGCGGGCTTATTTGGCGTTATTTTGCCTAGTTTTCTTGGAGTTTGCGAATATGTGAACCGTGTACACGCACTTGAATATGACCGTTATAATAGTCATTTGATTCTAGTACTCTGCGTGAAAACTGTTCTCTAGCCTCTATGTATGAGCATTCTGCCTTGGATTTACAATAGAAAAGTATTTCTCTACGAAATTTTTCTGTACCTAACTGCGTAACATCTTCGGTTAGCGCCGGCGAACTACCGTAATAGTCCTGCCAATCGCTGTCAATTTTGCTACGGATTCGCTTTTTTTTCTTAGTGCCGTTCTTGAGTTTTACTGTTTTATAGGTAGTTTTTGAGAATTTAGCTAGTTTTTTGCCTATGTACATGCGTCCTGACTGTGTGTTGGTGATAAGATATACAAATCCCACGCAATCTTCGGGTAGTGTTTCGACGAGTTGATCTTGATAGTACCATGACATCAACTAGTTACCGTCTACACCACCTCCTGTTGAGCCTTTTTGAGCGAGCCTTTTTGTCTTGCGTTCTTTTAATTTTTCTAATTTTTCCACTTGCCACTCGCGAATGTCTTTTCGTCGAGCAGAGCAGATGCGCCTAATGTCACTGAGCCTGTGACGAAGTCGTACAGAGCTGGCATGCGTAGCTTCTCCCTGCCACTTTTGATTTTCCTCAAAGTAGGCTTTGAAAGCTCGCATGAGTTCAGCATGCAGTTGTTCGTCTTGCGATTTCACTTTTTATCTTTTGCTTCTTTATACAGCTCGGGATCTTGAAACTGCGCCGGATATCGCACATCTAGATACCTAAACCATCTTATAGATTTCCAATAGGTTGCAAACAGGTTGTTTACTATCAAGATCCCGCAGGTGATAATACATAAACCCATGCACACTAATATTGATGCCGCTAAAAATACGGCAGCTTGATCCATTGTCATTCTGTTACCTCTAAATCTGTTGCGTAACTGGTAAACCCATTCTCTTTGATCACCTTGAGCACGTTGTTTACTCGTCCAATCAGCTCGTCTTTGTGTGAAATTAAGAATATGTTCTTCTTACGTTCACGAGCCATGCGTTTTAATACTGCCAGGGCACTTTCAACACCGCTGGCATCGAGACCGTTGTCTACTAACTCGTCAACAAACAACAAGTTAATCTGTTGATATAGGCTTTCCCACACATCGCGGAAGGCCCAACTTAGACCTAATATAAGTCTATTACGTTCACCTCTGCTCAAGTTATCAAAGTCCAAGTCCTGCCCTAGCTGTGTAATTTCAACAGTGAGGTCATTTTGGAATATAACTGTGTGAGGCAAGCCCATACGATCAAGATAGAATGTCAACCGATTGTTCAAGTAGGCTAAGTTTTGATCGATAATCTTTTTACGTATAAAGGAATCCTTGCTGGTCAGCAAGCGTAGCAGGAATTCTTGATGCTCTTTGAGATTAGTCAGTTCATTTACCTTGTCCCATGATACATCCTGCATGGCAGTATGCCGAAGTTCGTCGATCTGTTCTTGATAAGGATCTGACTCTCCAACTTTGATAGTGAGGTTAGTTTCTAAACTGCTAAGATTGTTTTGATGTTTAAGTGCCTGCTCAACAGTATCGTAATAGGTATTAGGTCGATTGCTGACTTCACCTAGTGCGGCAATTTCCGTGTTAATTTTAGCTAGATCTTTTGTAACTTTATCAAAGTACTTTTGCGCTTCAGCCAAATGTGTAGTAGCTTCAGCAGACATTTCCTCATGCTTGTGGTCATGTAGATCTTGTTCGCAAGCGTGACACTTTTTATCCTGCAACTTAGCAAGCTCGCCAGCGTACTTTTTTACGCTTCGCTCCGCTTGCGCTGTCGCGCTATCTAACGTAGCCCTCTCCTTAGCGAGGCTTTTCAGCTTCGCTGCCTTTTCTTCGAAAAGTTTTAGCTCGCTGTGCTTGGCAAGTTCAGCTTCGATGTCTACACTTTCTAATTCTATAATCGCACGGCCAATTTTTTCTAACTCTTGCTCGTGCTGAGTGTTCCATGCATGTTGTCTAGTAATTAAACTGTCGATGCTTTGTTGTATCTTATCGTTAGATCTTTTAGCGGCCTCTATATCTGCATTTTCCTGGAATATTTCATCCTTGGTGATTCGAGTAAGTTCTTTTAATGACTCTGCTTTTTCACTTAACAAAGTAATGCCTAGCAGTTGCTCAATGATTATTCTTTGATCATTGGCCTTCATACTCAGGAACGGCTCAGTATAGGTGTTAAGTGCTACAACGTGTTTGAACATGTCGTGACTCATGCCCAGCAAGTCATCTAAGTCCTTCTGGGTTTCACGCATATCTCCCTGTGCATCATCGGTTTCTGCGGTGTCCTGTGCTTGATCGTTGACATAGAACTGTAGCAAGGTTGGTTTACGACCACGTTCGATGCGATATTCAGTGTTGTCTTTTTCAAACGTAAGGGTAACTAACATATTTTTGTTGTTAATCTTATTAATAAGATTATCTTTTTTAATGTTAGTTAAAGCGTTACCGTAGAGCGCATAACTTAAAGCATTAACGATTGTAGTTTTACCAGTACCGTTTCTGCTACCGCTATCGTCTCCACCTTGATCTAAGTTTTCACCTAGTACTAGGGTTAAGTTTGCTTTTGTAAAGTCTACGGCCTGGGTTTGATTACCCACACTCATAAAGTTTTTAACTGTTAATTCTTTTATTTTTATCATAAGCTATTATAAATTGCCAATAAGGTATTCTTGTCAAAC